TTAAAAGTCTAGCGTTATCGTCATTTCTTCTTTTGTTACAATAATTTCATTTATGACAGATTTTACAATTTTTGAAGCATCTTCATAGCTTAGTTTTTCGGGGTTAAAATCCTTTAAAAGTCTAGCAAGTTTTCGTTGTCTTATGTTGATAGTGTTCTTCTTTTTGCTTTCTAATTGTTCTTCTAAAAACGCTTTTTCGATTTTTAGTTTTTCGTTTTTTGCATTGAGTTCTTTTCGTGTTATGATCTCGTCCAAATATAATTCAGTCAACTTATCAAGTCTATTATTTAACTTCTTAAGTTGCTCTTTTATTTCTTCGACTTTCATAGTTTCATCATTCTTTGCAAGCATTTCTTTACGATATTTCGGTTCGAGTTTGATTTTTGATAGCCTTTCAATGACCTTCTCTTCTAACTCTTGCTTATCATACCATTTTGAGTTACATCTTTTGGACTTGTCTTTATCAAACCTATGCCTACATTGATAGCGTTGATACGCTTTCCCTTTTCGATTTTTTGAAGTAACGTATAGGCCTAGCGAACCGCCACAATATCCGCATTTTAGCAACCCTGAAAGCATATATTTCGCTTGGAATGGTCTTGGGTTGTTATTTCTTTTCAAAGCGTCTATCTGCCTTTTTTGAAGCTCTAATTGCACAAGCTCAAATAATTCTTGAGAGATAATTGGTTCATGCTGCCCCTCGTATTTTTGCCCTCTATATTTCACGATACCGAGATATGTTTCATTTTTGAGTAGATATTTTGTTATCGTTTCGCCCCAAGGTCGTTTTCTTCCAACGTGACCTTCAGAGTTTAGGTCTCTGATAATCTTGACTACTGATTTCCCGTTTAGATACTCATTGAAGATCCGATTGACAATGAGCGCTTGAGTTGGATTGACCGATAAGATGCCAGTTTCTTTTGAGTAGTCGTAGCCGAAAGGTATCGTAGTCCATGACATTGCTTTCCCTTTTTTCGCACGTCCTTCTTTGCCTAAAATCATACGTTCTTTTATCTGCTCACGCTCAAGCTGGGCGAATACTGAAAGCATACCAATCGAAGCTTTGCCAAAAGGAGTGGAAGTGTCAAAGTTTTCTTGCAAGCTGATAAAAGCAACGTCATTTTTCAAAAATACATCTTCGATTAAAAAAAGTGTATCTTTCTGGCTTCGGCTTAAACGGTCTAACTTGTAAACAAGGACAATATCAAATCTTTTTCTTTTTGTATCGTCAATCAAGCGCTCTAGTTCAGGTCTTTTTGTGTTTGAACCAGAAAATCCACCGTCAACGTAAATATCGTAGATTTTCCAATCTTTGATTTTGCAGTAGGCTTCCAGTTTGTCTTTCTGCTCGTCGATAGAGTAACCTTCTTCGGCCTGATAAGAAGTTGAAACCCTGACATATATAGCCACTTTATTCGTTGTTTTCATTGAATTTGTACCCCTTTTTTGATAAAATAGGTACAAGAAAACGTCTCAAAAGGGAATCTCTTTTGAAAAGTTTTTCTTGTAATTACCAGCCTCACGCTCAGACTCGCCAAAGTTTGAGAGCGTGGGGCTTTTTTGCTTGTTATATATCATCTACTCTGTCTTGTAAGATGATCAATTTTTCTTTCAGGTCATTCACTCTTGCTAAATTACTATTCATTTCATTTATGTAGCGATTGATTTCATTGTGAATTTCTAAAGCACTTGTTGGTGCATTTAGGGAGTTGAAATAATTAACTAATTCTTTGCAAAAATTAGCATATTCGCTGTGATACCTTATTTGCATTTGGCACATCATTAAATCAAATTTATTTTTGTCCCATGTTGGGAAGTCAATATCAAGATTTGTTGGGTATTCTTTAGCTGAATGTATCTCCCATAGTGACGAATATCTGTCAGCAATAACCTTTCCTTCCTCGGTCAAAAGCGTTTTACCGTCATCATCATAAAGTAAGGATTCATCTTTGAATTTTCTTGTTATTTTTTCAGCGTTTAAATTGTAATCATAGAAAAAATATTGAGGGATTGAGATAGTCGATTTTCTTCCACTTTTTGTTTTACCCCACCAAACCAAGAGCAATAACTCTCTAAGAGGGTATCCCTCTTGAGTTATAAATCTATCGTTGTATTTTGGGAAATCAAATCCCCTCCCATAAATTTCATGCATATTAGGTCTTGAGTTTAGTATCCTGAAATATTCGGGCCGATAGTAGTCAAACTCCTTAGATTGGGGAATGGTAACAGAAATTTGTCGCGACTCTTTTTGTTTTTTACTTCCAAATAAAAAATTAAATATTCCCATATTAAAAACCTCTCTAATGTGATTCAGTGATTGCACATCTTTTTAAACCTTATAAATATCCACGGCTTCTCCGATAATTTGGAAGTCGTCATCTTCCGACAAGTGGATTTCCCCACTCAAAGTTTGCCATCGGAGAGTTGGGGTTAGTTAATAGATAATATTGTTGAAATAATGTTATATATGAACACCATCATGGCTATGAATACGATGATTGAAACACAACCACAGCCGAATAAACAACCTTCATCTGGTCCAAAACCAAAAGTGATTTTGTTATAAAGGTTATTGTAAGCTGCACGTTTTGGGTCTTTAACCCAACCAATACCTTTTTGTCCATAATATGGAGATGTGGCTCTTTTAACTTTTCGATTTATAGCGCCAGTTGTTCTTGAAGAAACTCTCTTTTTGAGATTAGGTGTTCTCATTCCAACTTTCATAACAATTTATCCTTTTCTAATTCACCAATGCTAAATATTCTTCTTTGACCATTGTTTCATCAGCAATGGTTTTTAGGTTGTATTTTTCCATAAAAACCAGGTAATTAAATGCATTGGCATCTTCAGCTATATCCAACTCAGCTTTCATAAGATGATGAATCATATTTCTGTTAGCTTCAAGCTCACACTTCTCTCTAAAAAGCCGATAAGTATCTGGCGCGTGGTTTCTATGGCCTATCTCATGTAAAGCGACTTGTACTCTTTTTTCATCAGATATAGCATCACTCAAAAACATAGTTTTGAGGGCTGGGATGTAAAAGGCTTCCTCTGGAAATAGACCATCTTCAAAAATCTCTATACCTATACCTAGGTTTTGAGAAAATTCTTTTTCAGTCATAAACAATCCAACCTTTGTTTATTATTGCTTTCTGAGATAAATCTCTATTATGTTTTGAATTGCTTTTTTATCTTCTTCAGTTAGTGGTTTACCATTGAAACGCATAGCAGTTGAGGCGAGTTCTTCAACATCTACCTCCTTGCCCTCAAAAAAGAATTGCTCTTTTGAGTTGGCGATAGCAGGGTTATCTGTCCGTCCGAGCAGGTAGTCTGTTGACACGTTGAAGTAGTCGGCGATTTTTGCGATATGTTCAGCTGAAGGAGTCTTTTTATTCTTAAGACTATAAATGTAATTTTTCCCTAAACCGACTCTTTCTTCTAAAGTATTTAGAGAAATTCCTTGTTTTTTAGCTAAAATTTTAATTTTTTCGAATGTCTCAAACATTGATACATCAACCTTTCTGAAGCATTACAAAAAAATATTTTATTTTTTCGTCTAAAACACTTGACAAAAATTAGACGAACGACTAAAATAGTATTTGTAAGTAATTAACAACTAAAAAAACAACCAAGAAATAAATTATAAAAATGTTTTGGCGAACGGTATTTATAGATTTATTATTGTTTTTATTATGCTTTCATTTTAGACGAACATCTAAAAAAAGTCAAGCGAAAAGATAAAAAAATGGTTAAATTTTTAGTTGTTTCTTATTTACAAATAAGTAAAGAGGGAGGAACACATATGCCAGATATCGCAAATGGTCGTGAAAGAGTTAATGCTTTCTTGAAAGAGAAAGGAATTAAAAAAGCAACTCTAGCGGTTGCTTACGGCTTTAAGCGACAGGAAGTGACAAATATTCTAAGTGGAACAACAAAAGGTCCACGAGCGAACAGTTTCATTCTTCAAGTGATTGAAGATTATGGGATTGAGTAGGAGGAATGAAATGAGACCAAAACGATACCCGTATAGTGGAAAAAAAGAGTCCGCCTTTGTAAAGGCAGACAATGAATTAGTTGAAAAACTTTTAAGAAACACTAGTTATTTTGAGAGTTTACTAGCTGAACGAGTAAAGAGACCGTAGTTTCTGTACTAAGTTTATGAGCAACCAGAACACTATGGAGAATAGCCTTTCTAACCTCCATGTCGATTGGATACTTTTTAAATACTTCATCTAACATATCTTCGATAACTGGAATAGCATCGTTGATAATTTCTTTAGAAACTTCAGAAGCGTCTTCTTTAGTTAATTTCGCCATATAGTTTTCCTCCTTTCTGTTGAAATTTTGACTAAAACGGTGAGAGGTCCTAGTCAAGATATATTATAATACAAACATTTTTATTTGTCAATATATAGTATAAGAAAGGATGAATGTGTTTGAAATGCACAACATATGGTATTTAAAATGTGGGACAAAATTGAACAACAATTAAAATCAAAAGACTGGTCAATGTATCGTCTAGCTAAAGAATCGGGTGTCCATCCATCCAATTTTTCAAACCTCAAGGCTGGAAGATTGAAAGAAATGTCATGGACGAACATGTGCAAAATCGCTGATGCACTGGAAGTCAGCTTGGATGATTTTAGAAAGGAGAAAGAATGATTGAAAATAAGCGAAGTCAAAAACAATGCTTTTTATCAGATGCCACAGTGGCTTTATGAACCACCTTACAATGCGCTGAGTGACAAAGCTAAGCAGATATATATGTTTCTTTTTGATAGGCGCACTTTATCAATTCAAAACAAATGGTTTGATGAAAAAGGAGATGTGTTCGTTTACTTTACGAACGAGCAACTTATGGAGAAGCTTAATTGCAGTAACAAGCCTATTATTCAAGCAAAGAAAGAATTGCATGATATTGGACTACTGAGAGAGGTTCGGCAAGGTGTGAACAAACCTAATCGTCTATATATTTTTGGAAGTGTAGAAAGTACACGTCAAGAAGTGTCAAAAGTACACGAAGGAAGTGTAGAAAGTACACGTCAAGAAGTGTCAAAAGTACACACAATCAAGACTGATAATATCAAGACTAATATATCAAGACTGAGTGAAGCAGAGGGTGCTGGTGCTAATACTCTATATAGTATAGAGGACGCACCCGCAGAAAATGATTTGGGAATTGTTCACGATTGGATATTTTCAGAGTTTGGTCGATATCCGACACCATTTGAAATCGAGGACTTGAAGGCATTCTTGCAAGACCATAGCAAAGAAGTCATCAAGTTAGCAATCAAGGAATGCGTGGGCAATGGTAAGCCTTATTTCAAGTATCTTGAGAGTATCTTGAGAGACTGGAAGCAGAAAGGGCTGGTCACGGCTGAGTTAGTCGAGAACAGGCAGAAGCCTGCTCGGTCAAGTGCTAAGTCAAACGGTCGCTTGAAATTGTCAGATGATGGATTTGATCCACGGCTTGGATTTTAGGAGGTGCGCATGCAAGTAGTATCAAGCAAAGAGTTGCAAGAAAGAGCCTTGCAGATTGAGACATTGAAACAGCAATGTCCTAAACATGAAGGGGTCTATATGTGGCGATCAGTCAATCCTTGCACTCGCAATACGCTGACCTATTGCCCTGAATGTGTTCAAGAGACCATCAACCAGAATGCAAGCGAACAGTTAGCTATCGCTGAAGCACAAATCAGAGATACGAGATCCTACTCTCTATTTATGAAAGAGAGTATCATCCCAAACGATTTGAAAAATGCGACTGTCGGGAATTTTGAAATCCATACAGAGCAAGATGCTGAAGCAGTCAATTTCGCTAAGCGTGTCACGGCTGACTATGTGAAAGAGCGATACGAAGGGAATACGATTATCTCTGGACCGCCCGGAGTTGGCAAGAGCCATCTGGCCGTCGGGATAGCTAAAACCTTAAACGAGAGCTTTCAAATGATCCAAGCTCGCAAATCGGTCGTGTATATGCCGTCCATGGAGCTGTTCTCTCAAATGCAAGAGGCTTTTCAATACAAGGACTCGAAATGGGAACAACGCTCAGTTGTCAAGTTTCTACAAAGTGTCGATTTCTTGATTTTGGATGACCTTGGCAAAGAGTCAAGCGTTGGGAATGAAATCAGACAAGGCAATAACTGGATGCAAAAAATCCTGTATCAAATTCTTGAAAACAGGACGAATACAATTATCACAACTAATTTTGAGGGCAAGCACCTCAAAGAACTTTACGAGCAGAGCCTCGTTGACAGAATAACGAAAGGAAACATGAAAACAAATGCCTTTAAGTTCAGTAAAGACACAGCTTCGAGACGCTCCTTGTCAGCAAGTGACTACTGAGGAACGCAAGCAGGCTATTGAGCAGTTTGAAAGCCAATTTTACAAACTATCAACTCTGCTTAAAGAAAGGTTGCTGATTACGACAGACGAACGGTTCACGAATAAGATGAACGAGCTGACGTATTATGCGACAAATGGAAGTGTCTATACAACATAAAATAAAAAGCACCTGACGGCAATCAGGCGCTCAACAAAATTATTCAAGGAAATTATATCACGAAAGGCGTCAAAATGGAAGTCACAGTATATGCTTACGGTCGTAAGTTAGAACCAGATGAACCAATTATCATCCCAGAAAATCATCGTTTCTATGACGTTTGGAACGGAATTGCAAACGAAATGCTTGATAAAGAGGAAGAGGTAGCTTAATGAAATTACTTACTAAATTAAAACTCAGTCTCGAGGGGATCATCAAGGAAGTGAGCCTTGACTGGAGAGTAGTCGCAGTCGAGCTTAACGAGGACCTTCTCGAAGAGCGCAAACGTCGCTTTATGTGCGAGCAAGAAAATTATGACTTGAAACAACAGTTGGCAGTTTATAAAGAAAAAGAACAAGGAGAACAATATGTTTAAAGCACTAAAAGCAATCAAAAAAATCAAACAACTTCAGAAAGAAATGCACGCTTTCAGCCTTGCGTTTCTAGCTCTACAAGATATGGGCTTGATGCCAGAGACTGAAAGAAGCAAGGCGAAGGCTCAAACAATGCACGATGTGAGCCACGTGCTCAAGGACGTTCTGGACGGCAAGTCGGTAGATGAAGCGATGAAGCGTCTAAATAGCGATGTGAAAATTGAAGAGGTGGAGCAGGAAGATGACCAGAATTGAACTTGAAAACCGTGTGTGGCTTTTGGCCAATCATGAAGAAAAAAACGAATTGCTGGATCTCGGTTTGACATCCAAGGCTAGATATGTGAAGCGAGTTCTTGAGCTCGGAAAGGTGTATGCTCATGTTTGATTATGACAGAGATATGATGCAACCGCCTGAGCCACGAGAAGAACTGGATCTAAGTGAGTATGTGTATATTGGATGCGGTCGGTATCGATATGTAGGTGATGAAATATGATTGAAGAATTAGTTGCAGAAATCGACAACTGGCGAGCTGATTATATTCATATTGGCCGAGATATGGGGCAGATTATCAATGAACAACAGGACGTTATTTTGAAGTTGCAAAACGAAAACAGACGCTTGAAGCGTGAAAATTGGAATTTAAAGAGAACGAAAGGAAGAAAGAAATGACAAACGAACTAACACAGAAACAAATCACATCACCAGTTGCAGCACGCATTGGAGAAATGCAAAACGAGGGGCTAATGATTGCACAGAATTATAGCGTTAGTAATGCACTCAGTTCAGCGTATTATGCTCTAAAAAACTCCAGTAGTGGGAATTTGCTCCAGCAATGCACTCAAGATAGTATCTACAATGCGCTTCTTGACATGGTGACTCAAGGACTTAGTCCAGCTAAGACACAATGCTATTTTATCCCTTACGGAAATACTGTTAAGCTGACTAGGTCATATTTTGGCACTATGAAAGTTGTTAAGCAATTGCCAGAAGTGAAAGATATTTATGCTCAGATTATTTTTAAAGGAGATGAGTTTGAAGCTGAAAATGTTGACGGGCGCTGGAAATTTGTCAGCCACAAGTCGAGCTGGAAGAACCAGGATAACCCAATCGAAGGCGCTTATTGTGTGATTGAAAAAACCGATGGAGAGAAAATCCTCACGATCATGACCAAGAAGGAAATTGACAAGTCTTGGGCGCAAGCTAAAACTAAGAATGTTCAGAATAATTTTCCTCAAGAAATGGCTAAGCGTACAGTTATCAATCGTGCCGCTAAACAATTCTTTAATACCAGTGATGATAATGATTTATTTATTGATGCTGTGAACCGCACTACAGAAAATGAGTATGAAAATGATCGTCAAATGAAAGAAGCTGAACCAGTGAGGGATGAAGTTGAAACATTAGACGACATCTTAAAAGCCCCTAGCACGCCCACAGAGCCCGATAACGTGGTGGACGGAGAAATTACCGAAGAAACTAAAACACCCCCAAAAACGGCTAAAAAAACGGCGAATTCTGACGAGTTAGCCTCTACCGAATACCCGGCAGATGAAATTCCAGATTTTGACGAAGAAACGGGCGAAGTTTTGGAAGAAATTAGTTTATTTGAAGGGAACACTATCAACGTGAAGGAGTAGGCTATGGAGGAACTAACACAAGAGAACTACTACCAGGACACAAGCTACTTGACCAACTCACGATTTAAACGGTATCAGCAATGCCAAGCGAAGGCATTTGCTATTGATAGTGGACAATGGGTAGAAGAGAGGGATGAGACCCCTCTCCTACTCGGTAACTACGTCCATAGCTACTTTGAAAGTGAAGAAGCGCATCAGCAGTTCATGGACGAAAACGGGGATATGCTCCTGGCCAAGACTGGCAAGAATAAAGGAAACCTCAAATCTGACTTTGTGATTGGCGACAAGATGATTGAAAGCCTGAAAGATGATGAAGGCTTCAATCTCTTGTACCATGGATACTCATCGGATGAAGTTCAAAAAGAATTGATTGTCTATGGCGAAATCGAAGGCGTGCCAGTTAAAGGCAAGCTGGATAGTGTCAATCTGAGCCGTGGGTACTTCGTGGATTTAAAAACCATGAAATCTATCTACTCGGAAGAGTGGAGCGCAGAACTTAAAAAACGAGTGCCTGCTGCAGTCAATAACATTTTGAATTTTGGGTATCATGGTCAACTTGGTCTATATCGTGAACTCTTAAAACAAATGACAGGAAATGATTTTAGACCTTACATCGTAGCCGTCAGCAAGGAGAACGTGCCAGACCGTGAAATCTTAAAAATCGATGATGAATGGTTGGATGAAGGCTTAGAAAAAATCAAGTCTGAAATTGTCGAAGTTTGGAATGTGATCCAGAGCAAACAGAAACCTAAGAAGTGCGGACATTGTGATTATTGCAGAAGTCAAAAGAAACTAGATGCAGTCGTCACCCTGAACGACCTGATTGAAATGTAAATAAATTAAACAAGCCGGGCATTCTTGTAAAACTGCGAACTAGAAAGCGTCAGTAAAGGTTATGTGACCTTGGACGAGCGACTGCCCGTATTTAGCCAATTCTCACAAAGGCAGTCGTATTTTTTTGAAAATAAAAGAATGAAATTTTTAGATTTATTTGCTGGTATCGGTGGTTTTCGTCTTGGCATGGAGTCCGCTGGTCATGAATGTATAGGATTTTGTGAGATCGACAAATTCGCAAGAGCGAGCTATAGAGCAATCCACAACACGAAAGGAGAAATAGAGCTACATGACATCACAGCAGTATCAGACGAGTTTGTTCGAGGAATCGGACGTGTGGACATTATTTGTGGAGGATTTCCGTGCCAGGCTTTCAGCATTGCGGGAGCTAGACGAGGATTCGAAGATACTAGGGGAACTCTATTTTTTGAGATTGCAAGGTTCGCTTCTATTCTCAAACCTAAGTATTTATTCCTTGAAAACGTTAAAGGACTCCTCAACCATGACAAAGGCAATACCTTTGAGACAATCCTCTCAGCGTTGGATGAACTCGGGTATGATGTGGAATGGCAAGTGCTTAACAGCAAAAATTTTGGAGTCCCCCAAAACAGAGAACGAGTGTTCATTATCGGACATTCTAGAAGATACCGTTCCAGATTCTTATTTCCTCTCAGTGGAGAAAGTCAGTCAACTAGTAGCCAATCAGTCGTGAAAATTGGCAATGTGAACCCCTCTGGAAATGGCATGAATGGGGAAGTCTATCAAGCTGACGGCCTAGCTCCTACACTCACAACGAATAAAGGGGAGGGGGTAAAAATTATTCAAAGAGCACACGGTTATAATCAAGGCGGAGAACATGACATCGCTCCTACTTTAACTAGGAATAGCTATCAGGAAAATAATTATTTATCAGATGGATTTAGAATTAGAAAGCTGACACCTCGTGAATGCTGGAGGTTACAAGGTTTTCCAGATTGGGCTTTCGACAAGGCGCAAGAAGTTAATAGCAATTCTCAGCTATACAAACAAGCAGGAAATAGCGTGACTGTGAGTGTTATTGCTGCTATCGCAAAGGAATTGAAATGAGGTGATAACTTGAAATTATTTCTCAACGAAGATTGTATGGATGTCATGAAAAGATATCCTGATAACTATTTTGATTTAGCTATTGTAGATCCACCATATTTTTCTGGTCCAGAACAAAGAGAATTTTATGGGAACAAAATCAGTCCTATAGGAGTTCATAGATTGTACGGCAAAACAACTAAATGGGAAATTCCGGGAAAAGATTATTTTGACGAACTTTTTAGAGTTTCAAAAAATCAAATTATTTGGGGCGTGAACTACTTCAACTACTCTTTCGGTTCTGGCCGTATTGTGTGGGACAAGGTTAATACTCATTCAAGTTTTTCAGATTGTGAGTTGGCGTACTCCAGTTTGCATGATAGCACGCGCCTATTTCGCTATATGTGGAATGGCATGATGCAAGGGAAGTCAATATCCGAAGGTCATATCCAGCAAGGAAACAAGGCTTTGAATGAGGTTAGAATTCATCCAACCCAAAAACCCATCAATCTTTATTTCTGGTTGCTGCAAAACTACGCAAAAGACGGAGACAAGATTCTTGATACTCATGTCGGTTCAGCAAGTAGCTTGATTGCTTGTCAGGAGTTAGGTTTTGAATATGTTGGTTGTGAGCTTGACAAAGACATTTTCAACCTTGCTCAACAGAGACTTGAAAATTATAAGTCACAAATAAAATTATTTTAAAGGAGAAAAACAAATGCTTAATAAAATTGATATACCAGGAACAACTATCACACTCGAAATCGTGGACAAGACCATCACGATTACAAACAAAATTGAATATGATATGCAGATGCATTTTAGAAATGCGGACGCAGATACCTCTCTTGATGCAAGTGGCGACGTGTTTGAGCCTCTCTATTGGCTAGATATTAAGGCAACACCGAAAGTTCCGACAGAGTATCATACGAGCCTTGGGATCAAAAGAGAAAAGCGCCACTTGGCCGAGCTTCAGAAGTTCTTTGAATTCGTTGAAGATAATAAGCGCAATCTCTTTGACATTTGTGGTATTAAGGGAGAACTACAATGAAAAATCTGACATTATCGTTAGACATTTCAACTACTGCGACAGGCTGGGCCTTATTTGAAGGTTCTATCCTTGTCGAGAGTGGTGTCTTAAAACATAAAAGCAAGTCATTCTTTGAACGTGGACGTTTCATGGCTGGAGAATTGCGAGCCATTCAATCAAGGGCGCTCCAGAAGTACGACTGTCATTTTGAATCGATCGTGGTCGAGAAGAACTCGGTCATGGGGCCAAATCAACAATCAATGATCAGTATTGGAATTGTGACTGGAATTATCCTTGGTAGACTGATTGCTGACAACGTGTATTTTGTCAACGTTTCGACGTGGCGCAAGCACTGGAAGTTCAGCTACAAAGACCGTAGCAAGAAGTCTATGAAGCTGCAGGCCGTTGCTAAGGTGTCCGAAACGTTCAACCTGAACGTCAAAGATGACGAGGCTGATGCAATCCTGATTGGTTCGTACTTTGTCAACTATGGCCGTGAATTTGGAGAATTGGAAAACCACAAGATAAGTTGAGGAGTTAGAAGATGAATGTACAGCGATTGATTGAGAAGTATAAAAAACTTGAGGGTGTATGGGATGCTGAAGGTGCAGAATTAGCCCGTCAAATTTTTCTACAAGACTTAGAACAACTAGACGAACCCGAGAAAGTCCAAATTCCGCAGTTTGTGGCGGAATTTATAGAATTTAAAAAGAAAAACAACTTTCATGTTTACGGCGCAATGAGAACAATTGAAGATCATTATGACAAGAAAGTCCCTGGTTGGTTCTACGAAGGCAATATCGAAAAATTCTGTCTTGCTTGGATTTTCGGCTACGAGGTCGAAAAAGAGAAGCGGTATTTGGTGAAGTTTAAAGGGTTTAACCCTAGTTATATTATTTTGAAATATCATCCATATGATAAGACTTGGTTTTTGGGTAGAGAACAAGAATACAATTTTTTTAGACAACACCACACCCGCAAAGAACTTGAAGAAGCTGGGTTCGGCTGGGTATTTGATTGCCTAGGGATTGAGATTGAGGAGGTCACAGATTGAAACGATTTATCGCGATCTGGATTCTTGTCTCTGCTGGATTGAACATCTGGCAGATGGGCAGGATTGCAGAACTAGAACAAAAGCGCCCAATTATCGTCTATAAAGCTGATAATCAAGGCGCAGAAATTAAAGGCAGAGTCATCCACAGGGAGAAGATTGGCGACCTGTACACAATCACAGTACAGAACTACGGCATTTTCGTAATTACGAAAGAAGTCTATGATAAGGTGAAAATTGGAGATGAGGTGAGAATATGACGTTCGTTGAACATAATAACCGTCAGAAAGCCAATAAATTCGCTGAGTACGTGACTGGGAAACCGCTACGTGAATACTTAGCAAACAAAGTAAAACAATATTGCGGTGAGAATGCATCTGTCTTTGATGGTGCTGCAGGTTCTGGCCAGTTGGAGCAGTTTATCAGTATGACTGATTTTCATGCGGTAGAAATTCAGCAGGAAAGTTGTGAAGCGTTGAAAACAAATTTTCCTCATGCAGTCGTACATAATCAGAGTTTCTTCACTTATCAATCAGATATACAAGTAGATGCGATTGCAATGAATCCACCTTATTCTCTGAAATTGAAAGATTTACCAGAAGAAGACCAACAGGCTATTAAAGAATTGTATCCGTGGAAAAAATCAGGTGTTGTTGATGATATTTTTCTGTTGAAGTCACTGACTTACACGAAACGATACGGATTCTATATCATGTTCCCCGGAATTGCTTACCGTCAATCTGAAAAGAAAATGAGAGAGTTGGTAGGAAATAACCTTGTTGAATTAAACGTGATTCAAAATGGATTTGAAGATACATCTATCAACGTGATTTTCTTAGTCATTGATAAAGAAAAAAATAGTCCTGAAATTTCAAAAGAGATATATGACTGTAAAACCAAAAATGTTGAATATGAAGAATCTGATACGCTAGATTCAGATTTTAGATGGGTAGCACCCAGCAAGCCTGTAGAGAAAGAAGAAATAGACATTGATCAAGTAAATGCTGAATTAGATCAAATGGCAATCAATCATCTTGAAAAACATCTAGCTAGTCAATTGATTTTGATTCAGCTTTTCAATGCAGATGTTGATTTAAAATCTTTCATAACAAAATGTCATAAGGTTTTAGACGATTACTTATTGATGTACAATTTTGCAGTAGGAGTAGAATGAAACCAGATAAGATAACAACGTGCGGATTGCTAGAAGTTTGCGAGTTTATTTCAGGTACTAGAACGAAAGTAACGGATGGGCCGTATTTTATCTATGGCGCTGGTATGAAAGCAAAGGGAACTACAGATAAATTCAATTGTGAGAGCGACACAATCCGCTTGACTCGTAAGGGCACAGTTGGCGCAGTTTATTTCCATCGAGATCCATTTTGGATAGATGAAGGTGGCTTTAAAGTTGAGCCAAAAGAAATGATAGATAAGCGATATTTATTCCACTGGCTGTTGATGAAGCGTGAAGAAATAGAGCGATGCGCAGACGGAGATAATCAACCAGGTTTATCAGTAGCTAGATTGTCAAAAATAAAGATTGACGTCCCTGATATGAGATATCAGTTAAAGGTTGTTAAGTTGTTGGACGAAATGAGTGCAGATTTGGAATTTTTTATAGACAATATCACACAAATTAAAATGCTAGAAGGTAAGGTTTTGAGTTACTACAATGAAAAAATCGGAACAGCTTTGGAAGGAGAAAAATGAACAACAATAAGTTAGATTGTGAAGATTGTAAGCAAGTTTTTCTTTTGGAAGAAAAGTTAGATTATGATTGTATATTTCAAAATGGCATTTGTAGTAAATGCTTAGTCAAAAGAGTAGAAAGGGGGATTGAATGGTAGTTGACGATAAATGGAATCACGATTGGGCTTTGTACGCAGGAGATAGGTTTGTAACAATAGGAACATTGTACGAGATAAGTGAATACACTGGCATTAGCTTAGACTCCTTAAAAATTTACTCAAAAAAATATCACAAAACACATTTTCCGAATGAAAGAGCTTTGATAAGAATAGAAGATGAGGAGGGTTTGGGATGATACCAAAATTTAGAGCGTGGGATAAAGCGCGAAACGAAATGAATTATAAAATCATGGTAGGCAATTGTGACACAGATGACGAAAACTGGACTTGTCCTATCATTTGGATCGAAGAGAAAAAAGATTGGTTATATTTTGATGATTATGAATGCATCATGCTATCAACAGGAATCCTTGACAAGAATAGTCAGGAAATCTTTGAGGGGGATGTCCTAAAATTTAATGATGAGTGGGCTGAATATTGTTACGAGGGTTATGTAGATGGCTCAGTAGAAGGTATCAATTTCGTTGAAGTGGTGAGAGGTGAAGCTTGTTTTGAGTTCGGGAAAACTAAATATCCCGAATCATCTCTATTCATACGAATGGAAGATGAACATCTTACTTTCGCTGAATTGATAAAGAGTAAAGACTTTGAGTTTGAAATCATCGGCAATATCTTTGAAAATAAAGATATTTTGGAGGTAATAAATGAAAAACGAAAATAAAGACTCCTTACCACAAGTGTTAGGCTAGGCGGTTGCTTAGGTATGATACTAACCTTATTTATCAGTCTGTGGTTAGCAGGAGTAGTCATTCAGTACGGTTGGAACAACATCATTGCAGCAACATTTGAAATCCAGAGAATAACATTCTGGCAGGCTGTCGGAATTGATTTGCTCATTACTGCGATTACTGGAAATCTGAAAGGTGATACAGAAAAATCTTGGTTGGAGGTCCTGGGAAAAGTTATTTACTGGTATCTTGTCCTTTGGGCTTTGATGTGTATTGTGGTGGGCCTTTTGTAAAATAAAAAAGCCAAGACATTCTCTGCCTCAGCTATAATTAACACAATATTATTATACCACAAAGGAGATAGAGAGTGAACAAGGCTAAAGAGCTCTTGAAAGAGTTGCAGGATCTGGACATGGACATTCAAAGCCGTATAGATGAAATCAATGAGCTTGAGGCGGGTTTGCTCTCAAGCCCCAAGTGGACAGACGTTAAAGTCCAAGGTGGTCAAGCTAGAAAAGTTGATGACGTCTATACTCAGCTTGTAGTGATGAAACAGGCTATAGAACAGGATACCAAGGAAGTTATTAACAGAAAGCTTGAATTAGGTAGAATGATCAATAGGCTTAAAAATCCAAAAAGCAGGTCTGTCCTTAGAATGACTTACATTACCAAGACCTACATTGAGGATATTTGCGACAATTTGAGAATAAGTAAGGCAACTTATTACAGATTACGCAAACAGGCTGAGTCTGAACTAGAGGAGACTATCATAGACAAAGTGAGCTAAAGTGAGTGCGCATGAAGTCTAAAATCTGTTAAAATGGTAGTATCAAATGCTGTAGCAGATGATACCCAAAACTTATTAAGATGGTCGGCAGTAGCGACTGGACCTTGCATGATTGCGTAGCTAATTATACTCCGGATAAGTTATAAGCTAGAGGGTTTGATTCCCTCAGAGGTTGTAATGACTACAAAAAATTAAAAAAGAAAGTATTTCAAAATAGATTTCTGATTAACAAGCAAGTCCGTAGTCAGCTTGCAGTAAGAACATAGCTCAAGTGGTAGAGCGATAGACTTTTAATCTATTGGTTGCAGGTTCGAGCCCTGTTGTTCTTATGAGAGGTCTTGCATCAAGTCACATATTGTGTGGCTTTTTTTATCTCTGAAAGAGAGGGAATGATGAAACCGCAAAAACTTACAATATTCGGAGGCAGAAGAACCTCAGTGGACTATGATCAACGAAACAATGAGTATACTGAGTACAATCGTACTCGTTGGAAGTATGATAGAGAGGTTAAGCAGTTCTATAACTCAACAATTTGGAAGCGAACAAGTCAACAAGTCTTGCTTGAAGCTGACTATATCTGCGCGATGTGTGGCGACGAAGCTACTATGACTGACCATATCATTAGTATTAAACAAGATTGGTCAAGAAGATTAGATCGAAGTAATCTTCAAGCAAGTTGTAAGAAATGCAATGATAAGAAAGCAATCAAAGAGAAGTATTCTTATTGATTGTGCAATAAATGATAAGAATAGATATCAAGAAGCGAACGAAAATAGAATACAAAAGGGCGAATCGGTCAGGGATGCACTGTAATTCATACGGAAATACCCCCTTTTATTTAAAACGGGGGTAGGTATTGTTCGGATATAAGAACGCTGCCCTCTTCTGTACGAAAAATTCCCTTTTTGAAATATTGGAAGTTATAAAATTGGGTGTAAAGGAGGCAGAAATGGGACGGAAAATGAAGGTTGTCGAAAGCAACAAAAAGCACATGACCAAAGAAGAGAAAATCGCTCGCAAAAGTATACAGGAGAAGGCTTCGGATGGTTTGGATGCATTACAACTAACACCGCCAAAGCACTTTGATCCGATTGCGAAAGCAGAATATAAACGAGTGATCAATGATTTGCGAAAGCTACCCCTAAGAAATCTAGATCGGGCTGTTTTAGAAACGTATTGCACCTGGTATGCAGTCTACAAAGAGGTATCTCGCGGATTGCAGAAAAAAGGTTATGTCTACGAGAATGAAAAAGGCTCGGTAGTTCCAAACAAAATGTTGTATACGTTAGAGCGTGCCACAACTAACTTGATGAAAGCAGCATCTCAGTTAGGATTGACGGTGGACAGTCGCATGAAGTTGTATGTGCCACAAGTTGAAGAAAAGAAAGAGAGTATTTTTGATAAATTTGGAGGATAGATAATGAGGTATAGACCACGATATCTGAAGAAAAAAAGTCATTACAAGTTGAATGAATTTTCAACTGATTGTGGACGAATCGTATTAAACGGAAAGTTGTTAGATGGAGTAACTAGCTACAGTATTGATTGGAATTCTGGGGAGCTTACTAGATTGACAATAAATATGGTTGGTAAAATGAAGTGATTTTTATATTAGAGGGAAATTCCCTCTTTTTTATTTTAGGCCGTTGGTGTAGTGGCAACATGATAAGTTCCAACCTTGTAGTCGTGGGTTCGATTCCTACACGGTCTGTTACGTGCTAGAAAGGAGGTAAAGTATGGCATACGATTACTCTTGTATCCATGAAAAATATCATGATGTAGCATACGAATATGCAAAAGATGTAATCGATGGGAAACGTATTGTCAGTAAGAAAGTTTATAAAGCATGCTTACGACACTTGCGAGATTTAGTAAAAATTCCCAATAGCGATTACGACTACTTCCCGAATATGGCACAAAATCCAATAGATTTTATTGAAATACTACCAGATGTCAAAACTGGCAAACCATATCCACTGGCTGACTTTCAAAAATTCATTTTATCAAGTCTGTACGGTTGGAGAAAAAAGTCTGATACATCGATAAGGCGATTTAAAAAAGCATTAATCAGTCTGGCCAGAAAGAATGGTAAGACAATTCTTGTGGCAGGTATTTTACTTTATGAGTTTTTGTTTGGCCACAATCCAGCAATGTCTAGACAGCTTTTTTGTACCGCAAATGATAAAACTCAAGCTAAAATCGCTTTTGAGATGGCTCGGAAGCAACTGGACGCGTTGAGGGCACAAGATGAGGATGTCAGGAAGGCCACAAAGCGGGTCAGAGAAGAATTGAGAAACTTGGTGGACGAATCCTATATCCGTCCGTTAAGTCGCGATACAGGGGCTGTAGATGGCTTTGAACCATATGTCGGAGTGTTGGACGAGTTCGCAGCATCTAAAACAAATGAAATGATTGAACTTTTGGAATCTGGTCAAGGCCAGTTGGACAATCCGCTAATTCTGATTATTTCCACGGCGGGACTCGATCTCAATGTCCCGATGCACACGATTGAATATCCTTATATTGAGAAAATCTTGAATGAGGAAGTAGAAAATGATGGATACTTCGCTTTTATCGCAGAGCAAGATAACGAGGAGGAGATTGCAGACGAAAAGAACTGGATAAAATCAAATCCAATCCTTGAGGTGCCAGCACTTTACGATAAAATCATGAATTACTTGCGAAATCGTAGAAAGGTATCTCTAGAGACAGGGGCTGTGAATGAGGTCTTGGTTAAAAACTACAATATGTGGCGTCAATCATCTGAAGAGTCTTACATGGATAAAGAAAGCTGGGCAAAAGCTAAGATTGAAGCGCCCGACACCAGAAAGCGTAGAGTTTGGTTAGGAGTCGATGTTGGTAGATCCAGCGACTTATTCTCTATTTCTCCTATGGTCATGATGGATGACTATTGGTATGCAGATAGTTTTTCTTTCGTGGCTACTAAATATGGCTTGATAGCAAAAGAAAAGCGAGACGGTGTGTCTTATACAAACTTAGAAAGAATGGGTGAGTGTGAGATAACAACGCTTGAGAGCGGGGTTATCGATGATGAGCGTGTTCTTGAGAAGATTGAAGAAATGGTATACGGGAACGATTGGGAGTTACAAGGTGTTTACTTTGACCCTTATCAATTCGGTTCGCTATTAACTATGATAGAGAAACGACACCCAGAATGGCCACTAGTCCAGATACCACAAACCACTATGGTTTTGAATATGCCCACAAAGCAATTCCGCGATGATGTCCGTCAAGGTAAAATCAAGCATAGTGGCAATCAGTTGCTAACAATGGCAATCAATAATGCATATACCAGAGTTGATAATAACGGTATGAGGATTGATAAAAATAAAAACAGTAATAAAATCGACCCTTTGGATGCATTATTAGATGCGTATGCTGCTTGTTATCTGGAACCGTTCGACGGGACAGGTTACTGGACGAACGAAAAAATCTTGGAAGGAGGTTCGCTATTTTGAAGTTATTGAAACATATTCACACAATTTTATTGTTAATCGGTTTAATGTTTTTGATTTACGGTTTGTTCTTGATTGGGGACGTAATAGGATATATAGCTACAGGCTTGATTCTCTGTTTTCTCGGAGCGTACATTGATAAAACAAAACAACCTTGAAAAGCCTTACAAAATTTGATATAATGAACTAATTTTAGGAGGTTTTATCATGACAAAAGAACAAGTTAAACAACCAGAACGTCCAGTTTATAAAAAGCCTTTATTCTGGACTACCATATTGTTTGGATTTATTTCTTTTTTTCTTATGATTATGGTTTTTGTAGTCGATTCACATTATGTTGAATTGACAAATGCATTGGCAAAGCATAATTTGTATTATAGTTCGAAAGATAAAGATATCTATAATATCTCTAACTCTCAAGAAAATACTGAGTCATCTTCAAGTAACGATATTATTTTGACTAAAAAAATTGGTGAGAAAATAACATTTGAAGAAGGAAGTATCGAAGTAAGAGGGATGGATATAGCTGACGGGAAAGTAACTGTCGCAATTATTTTAGAAAACAATACTGACAGAAAATCCAGTTTCAACCCGAAAGAATTTGTAGCAAAGGCTGGAGATGAAGCGTTGAATTATATTGGATTGCAAGAGGTTTCAGGATTAACAGGCCAAGGTGAAGTTAAAGAAGTGTCACCAAAGTCGAATGCTGTATTCTTTTTGAATTACAACCTACCAAAAAATAATTCTTCAGATTTCTCTATGCAAATAGGAAAATACCTCTGGAAATAATTACGTTAGCACCTGTTGGTGCTTTTTTTATGCTCAAAAACAGAAAGGAGGTGAGAAAATAAATGACTTTTTTTCAATCTTTAGGTTCGTCAAAACTATCTTATGACGATTATGTATCTTCGGTCATCTCTGGTAATTCAAGTCCTGAATATACTGGTATATCTGCTTTAAAGAATAGCGATGTCTTGACTGCAGTATCTATTATAGCTGGTGATGTTGCTCGGTTTCCATTATTGAAAAAGGATTTAATGGGGAATATCGAACAAGATGAAGATATGAATTATCTACTGAATGTTAAATCCACAAGCAATACATCAGCAAGACAATGGAAGTTTGCGATGACCGTCAATACAATTTTGACTGGTAATTCATTCTCTCGTATTCTGCGTGATCCAATCAGTGGTAAACCATTAGAATTTCAATTCTTTAGACCGTCTGAAACGACTGTCGAGGAGACTGATGACCACGAATTGATTTACACGTTCAGAGATCGATTAAATGGCCGGGAAATTCGTTGTGGAGCAGGCGAGGTTATTCACTGGAAGTTCTTTAGCCATGACACTATCTTAGGGCGTTCTCCATTGCTATCGTTAGGCGATGAAATCAGCTTGCAAAACGGTGGTCTGAATACCTTGATTAAATTCTTTAGGGATGGTTTCTCGAGTGGAATTATCAAGTTAAAAGGCGCTCAGTTGAATGGTGAAGCAAGGCAAAAGGCTCGTATGGACTTCGAGAAGATGCGTGAAGGCTCAACTGGTGGCAGCCCTCTGGTATTTGATGATACCCAGGAATATACACCACTTGAAATTGATACGAATGTCTTGCAATTGATCACATCGAATAACTTTTCCACTGCTCAGATTGCCAAGGCTTTGCGAGTTCCTAGTTTTAAATTGGGAGTGAACAGTCCTAACCAATCTGTTGCACAGTTGACTGAAGACTATGTAACCAATGACCTTCCGTTCTATTTTGATGCAATCACGAGCGAACTTGCTTTGAAAGTATTTAGTGATGAAGAGCGCAGGAAGTATCGTGTTGATTTTGATACTCGTAGCGTGACTGGTAGAAATGTAGACGAGATTGTAAAACTTGTAAACAATCAAATTTTGACACCAAATCAAGCTTTAATCGAACTTGGTAAGGAACGTTCTTCTGATCCAAACATGGATCGTTACCAGTCAAGTTTGAACTATGTCTTCTTGGATAAGAAAGAAGAATATCAATCAATGAAAGGAGGTGAGACAAGGGATGCCAAAGAGAATCAAGATGAAAGGTCCACTGATTCCGAATAATAGCCAAGAAGCTTATGACTACTTCGGTTTGGAAGCAGTCAGCGCTAAATCTATTACAGATTCTTTCCCAGAAGACAAAAGCGATATCGTTCTGGAAGTTAATTCAAACGGTGGGTTAGTGACTGTAGGAAGTGAAATCTACACAGCTTTAAAAAGCTATCCAGGGAATGTGACCGTGGAAGTAACGGGAATGGCAGCAAGCGCTGCTAGTGTTGCAATTATGGGAGCTGACAAGGTACTTATTAGTCCAACGGCGCAGATTATGATTCATAAAGCGTTGTATGGCTATGTATCTGGCAACAGTGATGATTTAGACAAAGCTTCTAATGCACTGAAATCTAGCGACCAGGCTATTGTGAATGCCTACGTGGCAAAAACTGGATTAGAAGAATCGGTTATCATCGATATGATGAGAAACGAGACTTTCATGTCAGCCAGTGAAGCAGTTGAAAAAGGCTTTGCGGATGAAGTGATGACCTTTGATGATGTCGGTGCGGTAGCGAGTCTAGAGAACGGACTGTTACCACAAGCAGTTATTGATGACTTTTACGCTAACCGTAGCAAGCGCAAGTCAGAAATCCAAAACATGCTACGAGAAATCGAAAAAGAAGAATTACTCAGAGGGCTCTAAGCTCTCTTTTTTATACCCAAAAGGAGAAAGCAACCTATGTTTAAAGAAAAAATGAAAGAACTTAAAGCGCAGATTACTAATATCGGTGCTGAAATTACAGCTAAGACAGATGAATTGAAATCTGTTTTGAATTCTGACGATCTTGAAAAAGCTCGTGAAGTGCGTGCTGAAATCGATGCTTTGAAATCACAAAAAGAAGAAGTGGAAAACAACTTGAAGGCTTATGAAATCGCAGAAGCAGGCACTGGAGCGCATGCATCTGGTGCAACTCACGAAGTAAAAGCAGAAGGTAAAACTTACCGTGATTCTGTAAACGAATGGGTACGTACTAAAGGTGCAGTTGCAGATGCTAACTTGAAACTTGAAGGGAAAGACCTTCTCATTCCTATGAATGAAGCAGTAAATCCAATTCAGGATGGATTGAAGAAAACAGATACTGGAAAAGTAACTAGCAAAGAAATTGTTACTACTCCAATCCGTGAAGTTAAGACTGTTATCGACCTTAAACAATTTGTGACAGTTCACAAAGCTTCTAAAGGTGAAGGTTCATATCCAATTCTTAAACACGCAACATCTAAGATGGCAAGCGTAGAAGAACTGGAGAAGAACCCAGCTCTTGCTAAGCCTGATTTTACAGATGTTGCTTGGAAAGTTAAGACTTACCGTGGAGCTATCCCACTTTCACAAGAAGCGATTGACGATGCAGATGTTGACTTGCTTGCTATTGTTGCTGAAGCAGCTAACCAAATCAAGGTTAACACTACTAACGATGTAATCGGTACTATTTTGAAAACCTTTGAAGAAAAACAAGCAACAGACTTGGATGCAATCAAGGCTATTTTGAATGTTGACCTTGACCCAGCTTACAACGTTTCATTTGTAGTCTCACAAAGTTTCTACCAAAAATTGGACACTTTGAAAGACAAGAACGGCCGCTACTTGCTCCAGGACTCTATTGTTTCTGCATCAGGTAAAGCCTTCCTTGGACATCCAGTATTCGTAGTTGCTGATACAATGCTTGGTGTAGCTGGTGAAGCTAAAGCCTTTATCGGTGATGTACAACGTGCTGTACTCTTTGCTGACCGTCAAGAATTGGGTCTTCGCTGGACTGACAATGAGATCTATGGTCAATACTTGCAAGCAGTTGTTCGCTTTGATGTGAAGAAAGCAGATGCTAAAGCTGGTTACTTTGTAACTATGCCCTAAGGCTCCCCCAGTTAGTGGGGGTGTCTCACGGTCAGAAACAGCATTAGCAGTACCAACCGCAAGTAGCACCAAGCAAGAAATTATGGATTATTTAGATAGCAAAGGAATTTCTTACACAGCAACTCAAACTAAAGAGCAACTATTAGCCTTGATCGGAGGTTAGAGCCATGGAACCTAAAAAGAATGGTTTTCTCGAAGAAGTTAAGTTGTATTGTAAAATCGACTATGACTTTGAAGATGAGTTACTACTTGAACTTATCGAGTCAGCTAGAGAGCAGATTTGTTTCGCTATCGATAACAAACTGCAACCTGAAGACTTAGAGTCCTATGCGAAATTCCGACTAGCTGTCAAAAAGCAAGTCAAGGAAGAGTACGAACATCGAGGGATGTCAGCGGACACCATGCGTTATCCATTAGCAAATGGCGTTCTGAACATTATTCATCAACTTAGAACCAGGAAGGAAAGTTAATGCGGACACGTAACATGAATGTCCGCATTACTTTTTTTCAAAGAGTAGGTGGACAAAATGAAGATGGAGAGGTGCTAGATTTCGAAAGAAAGGACTTGTATACTTGCTGGGCAGAAGTATCTAAAACCTCTATCAAAGATTTTCGCGAAAATGCAACGGTCACGAAAGCTAGTGGGTTGTCAGAGCACAAAGACACCAAAACATTCTTAATTCGTCATCAACCAAAACTGCCTTTTGACAATTCATGTTATGTAGAATTTGATGGTAATGAATATCAAATCATTGCTATTGAACGTGACTATGCTAACAAGGAAATTGATTTAATCAAGGGAGTGATGGTGTCATGACGAAAGGATTGGATCTTTGTCTTAAAAATCTTACGATACTTGAAGCAAAAGCGCCTCGTGTTGCTCGTGAGGCTGTGACTGAAGTTGCTCAAGAGTTCAAGAAAGAGCTTGAAGTAAATACTCCTGTATCTGATGAGCCTACTTTAACTCGATTGAGCGAAGATATAAGAATCAGTAATTTCAAAGGAGGGGGAGACGCTCCTTCAAAAGATATTGGTTTTGGTCGGTCGACTGGTTGGCGTGCTAAGTTCCCGGATAGCGGAACGATTTATCAAAAAGCACAGGACTTCGAGGAAAAGACTATCAATGCAGTCACTCCTCGCGCTAAAGAAATATACAAACAAAAAATAAGGGAGGTGTTAAAATAAATGATTGCTGAAACCGAAGCATATAAACTTTTGGTAGCAGATGAACAGTTAAATCAACTCTTCAATCAGTTTAGAGGCAAAGAGTTTCCAGGTTATAAACAAGGTATCTTTACTTATGATATTCCTGAAAAGCCTACAAACTTAAAGCAAAAAGAACTTGCTCCGTTTGCAAGAATTTATTTAACTTATGAAGCACCTCACAAATATGCAGATGATAAAATCATCTCAATGGAGCAACGCATCACAATCAACTTTTGGTGTAAGAATGCTAAACAAGCGGGCCAAATCGCTAAAAGAATGGATGCGGTACTAGAAGGTAGCGGGTTTGAACGCTACACAGCGAATGAGAAGCCTCGATACATGGATGACGATATTGGATTGTTAATGAACGTCCGAAAATATCGCTTTTTTGATTGGGGGGATCTCGAAGAAATGAAAGGAAAATAAATAAATGACTAAAGTTAAATTTGGCTTACGTGGTTTTGAATACGGGGTATTGAACGCTCAAAATCTCGTCGTAGGGGAAACTAAAAAAATTCCAGGAATTAGGACGGCTAAAATCGACATCACTAATGAATTGAACACAATCGCTGCAGATGATGGACCATACGTGGTATTGTCGTCTGGTATCACTGGAACAACTCTTGAAGTATCATGGTTGGACTTGGGCAGCGATGCTCGCAAGGATTTTTATGGCATCGCAGTAGAAAACGGAATGGAAAAATACAGCAAGAAGATGACGCCAAACGATATCGCTTGCTTGTTCCGTACAACTGGTGATGATGGTAAAGGTATTTGGGTAGGTCTTCTCAAAGGTAAGTTCTCGCTTCCAGGGATGGATTTGGAAACTAAAGACGGTTCACCAGATCCTAAAAACGATACGGTATCTGGTAGCTTTGTGGCTCGCGGTGACGAAGATGAAGGTCTTGTAATTGTGGTGGGTCGTGAAGATAACCCACAATTCCAAGAAGCTGAATTCCGTAAGCTGGTTTTCCCAAAGTCGTAAGCGGTGCTAGTTCTGAACGAACAGTAACCGCTGAATCAGGCGCAGTAGGACAAAATGCATAAGAAAAGGGCTTGGTTATTCCAAGCCTTTATTTTAAGGAGTAAATAATGTTTGAAATTAAATTTAAAAAAGCAGGTGTGTTGAAGGAATTTTCAAAAGACTACGTGAACGTAGAAGACAACCTGTTGGCTTTAGAACACCAGGTTCGACAAACTTCATTGTATGAAAACAAGGAAGATTTGCTAAATCCTGCTAAACATCGTGAGTTGAATGAAGCGTATCTTGATATGTTCGTAAAAATGTACGGTGAGCAGTTCGATGCGGACGATTTGAAAGGAGCAAGTGTTGAAACACTCGAAACCTTGAATGATCTTTATCTTGCAGCACTCGGTGGAAAACAAGCAGAAAAAGAGACCACTAAGGAAAAAAAGAAGAAAAAGGGCTAAGCCCTAAAGAAGCTCAAAATAATTTATTAGTTTGGGTTCAATCGCTAATGAGTCAAGGATATACAATCCATGACATTAAAAGCATGCGACTTTCAGATTTTGATTTGATGGTGCAGGCTTTAGAAATCAAAGAAAGCAAAGAGGAAGAAGAGACGACCCTTGATAAGGCCTTTCCATTCCTTTTTGGATAGAAAGGAGAATGAATGGCAAGTAATATTGGTGAATTAGTCGCCACAGCAACCTTAGATGTCGCTCCTTTTCAGTCAAACGTCGGGAGGTTGAAAACTTATCTAAAAGGTGTCGATAATTCCCTAAAAGCCATGGAGAACAACTTTAAGGGAGCTGGTAAAAATGTCAGTAACTTAAAAGGCCTTTTATCGCAAACTGGTTCAGCTCTTAGCTCATATCAAAAAGTATTGAGTTCACAGAGCGAACGATATAATCAATTAAAAGCTAGTATTGGAGATGTGTCTACTGCCACTGCTGAACAAAAGCAAAAGCTAGTTGAAGCAAGTGCCAGTATGACTGCGACTGCTGCTAAAGTTGCAGAATTGCAAAATCGCTACGAGCAATTGGCTAGTTCTATGAGACGAGCTTATATCGACGATAGTGCCTTCACTAAATTCGGTAAGGGCGCACAGGAAGTTGGAAATAAAATCAGTCAAATGGGTCAAAACATTTCTGGTTTTGGTTCTGCTTTAACCCGTGGAGTAACCGCTCCGATTGTAGCAGGAGCTGGTCTTGTAGTGAAAGCGGCAATTGATTATGAATCTGCATTTGCGGGAGTTAAGAAAACGGTAGATGAGACCGCATCTGTATCTTATCAAAAGCTATCAGACGGTATTCGTCAAATGGCTAAAGAATTGCCGGCTAGTGCAGTTCAAATTGCAAATGTAGCAGAAGTAGCAGGACAACTTGGTATCAAGGCAGAGGATATCCTTACATTCTCGCGAACCATGATTGATATGGGAGAATCAACTAACTTGAGCGCCGAAGAAGCTGCAACTGCAATCGCAAAGATCGCAAACATTCTTGGTCTAACATCGGACGAATATGGACGGTTTGGGGCATCTGTTGTTGACTTGGGTAACAACTTCGCAACAACTGAAAAAGATATTGTTGAGATGACGAACCGGTTAGCGGCAGGCGGCAAACTTGCTGGACTAACTGCTCCTGAAATCTTAGGTCTTGCAACTGCTATGAGTAGTGTAGGGATTGAAGCTGAGGCTGGTGGAACAGCCATGACTCAGACACTCACTGCTATTGGTAATGCGGTCTCACTAACCACTAAAGACTCAGCAGATGATTTGGCATTGATTGCTAAAGTAGCAGGAACAACATCAGAGGAATTCCAAAAAGCGTGGAAAGAGAAACCCGCTGAAGCTTTGCAAGCCTTTATTAAAGGTCTTAATACGGCCCGTGAGCAAGGCGCGAATATGGACGCAATCTTGATGAAATTAGGCATGACTGGTGTTAGACAAGGAAATATGCTTAAATCTCTGGCCTTATCATCGGATAAAATGAGCGCAGCAGTCGAACGGTCTAACCAAGCATGGAAAGATAATACTGCTCTAACTAATGAAGCGAATAAGCGTTATGAGACCACTGAGTCTCAATTAAAGATGTTCAGAAACCAAGTGACTGACTTAGCTATTGAATTTGGTGAACCACTAATCAAGGCTCTTAGGAGTGGTCTTGACGCAGTCAAACCATGGTTAAACAATCTCGCTGATTTAGCTAAAAAGTTCAGCTCACTATCAACAGAACAACAACAAAATATCATCAAATGGGGATTAATGGCAGCCGCTTTAGGCCCTGCTTTGAAGTTGTTAGGTGGTGGCATCTCAGTCATCGGTGGTTTGGTGAAGGTTATCGGTGGTTTGTCAAAAGGCATTGGATTTTTAAGCGGTTCAGCTAAATATCTTGCAAATTTACCAGTTGGGTTGAATGCTTTAGCTGGATCAGCGGGAGCAGCAGAAACTGCAATGGCAGGTGCATCAACTAGCGCTGGTTCTTTATCTGGTGCATTTGGCGCTCTTGCAAATCCTTTAGGATTGATAGTTGGTAGTATTGCTCTAGCAACTGCAGGACTTGTTTATTTTGGAAACGAGAAAGACAAGGCTCGTATCAAGACTGAGGAGTTTGGTTCTCAGTTGAGCGATACTGCTCGTGGAGAATTGCGAAGTTTTCAAAAGACTGTTGATGAAACCAGTACGGCTGTCGCAAACTTTGGAACTCGTGCTGGAGACGCTGAAAAGGTATCTGGAGCCTTTAAAAAGCTTTATGAAGAAGTTGCTGCTGCTGCAGATAAGACCAACAAACGAATGGAAGAGTTGGGCGCTAAGTGGGGTCTCAGTGAAGAAGACATTGCGAAAGCAAAAGAAAAAAATGCCCAGGTCGTATCTAATACTGAGTCCATGATGAATCAAATTAATGAGATTTATCAACGTCATAACGGAGATGCAAGCAAGTTCTCTCAAGAGGAGAAAGAAATCATCCTGAACAATCAGAATGAGATGATTAAGGCAAAACTCTCGATGATGGACTTGTCAGCTGAGCAACAGAAGGCAGCTTTACAAGCTTTGAATGGCGATGTCAGAAATCTGAATGAAACTCAGTTAAATCATACAAAAGATGTTCTAAAAAAGGCCCTCGACGAGGAAAAGAAACTCTATGAAAACTCAAAGAGTGAGTTAAAAGAGTTGTTGGCTGGAAAGGCTATTGATCAGGAAACTTATAACAAGAAAATGCAAACTCTAGAAGCTAATCATACTCAAACGATGGAAGCTTTGGGCGTTAAGTATTATCAAGTTATGCAGAATCTTGACGCAAAAGTAAAAGCACGAACTGGGCAAAGCTGGAACTACTGGGAAGAAGCCAAGAAAGTTCTAGAAGAATACGGGCTATCTTATGAGGTGATTGGCCAGAAAGCAGCAGAAGCTTCTCAAAAAATGGGTGATTCCCATAGTATCCTTGCTAAATATACAAGTGATATGAGCAAGGAAGTGAAAGAGGCTAACGATGCCTGGTCGTTGCTCGTCGGTAACATTGATAAGAACGGAAATTTCCAAGTCAAGTCTAATGTTAAGGAAGTGATTGGAGAGGCTACTAAATCTGCTGAAGGTTGGGAACAATTGCAGTTTATAGCTAAAACTGCGGATATCAACTCAAATGCTCGTGTGACTATTGCTGAGGCTCTTGTCGAATCTGGTAAATGGAAAGACATGACTCTCGAAGAGAAACAAGTGATTGTCAAGAACCAAGCTGGGCTACAAGCTATCTTTGATAGTGAAACTCATCTTAAAACATGGAACAGCATGCCAGCGGAAGTCAAAGAACTTCTCATGAAGAATACAGACATCATGAACAAGGCGGAGGAAGCCTCAAAGGCTCTGTCTAACTATGAAGCTCTAAAACCAAAACAGAAGGAGTTGCTGGCCAATGATGAAAGTGTCCGAAAGGTAGTCGCTCGGTCAACTGATACTCTGACGACCTGGAATGCGACCACACCGTTTACAAAAGATTTGAAAGCTGATCCTACGAATGTTTTGAACAATGGCCAGTTATCTATCGATAAGATTACGGCTTGGAATTTTGCATCTGCTGAGACGAAATCTTTGGATGCGGTAGATAATACGAGCGCTGCCGTTGGTAGTGCAATGTTAAATGTTAACTCTCCAAAACAAGAAACACCAATTGGCATTAACGCAACAGATTTAACAAGTCCAGAATCAGCATCTGCAAGTGCTGGAATCAATGCGATTAAGCAAAACTTTCCAATTGATATCAATGCTACGAATAAAACGCAGGGCGAGGCTAATGCTGCAAGTAACGCAGTCAATGCTGTTAAACAAAATAGCCCGATTGGGATCAATGCACAAAACCAAACAGGTGGAGTAATCAGTAGCGTGTGGGCATCTTTAAGCTCTTTACCAGCGTTTAAGTTTATTGATATCATCACACGGCACTTTACCGAACAACATGCCAAGGGTACGGACAATCACCCTGGTGGTCTTGCTACAGTCAATGACCAACGTGGTACGCTTTACAAGGAATTGATTACATTGCCTGATGGCACATCGTTTATTCCTGAAGGGCGAAACGTGGTCTTGCCATTGCCGCCTGGAACCAAGGTCATGAGAGCTGGTAAAACGCGTAGTTTGATGAACCGTTTGGGTATTCCAAATTATGAGAAAGGTATTGGATTTGAAGATACTAAAATTTCTCATCTAACCCGGCGTTTTCAAGAAATCAATACTAGAAACAGAATCTATAATTATTCGAAATCTTTATCCTCCACTAGTAGTTTTGATAATCATTCAGACAGCAATAGCAGTCAAGCAATCGTGACTGAATTGGTTAGCTTAAAAGCAAGCGTGGAGAATTTGCTTGGCAAATTATTAGACAAGGATTTCAATACTTATCTAGACGGTCAAGTAATGGCCGAGAATTCTTATCGTTACCATGGCAATATTATGAGAAGGGAGGGGATTTAATGGCGAATTACTTAAAAATAAATGATTTTTCAACATCCAGTTTCAAAAACTGCGTAGTGACTGATTTTGGCACAATTCATTCTGCCAGTCCTCGTTTCTCAGAGCAATTGAAGCTTTATGGGATGAATGGAAGTTATAATCAGGAAGATGGCGCTTTTGATAATTACGAGAGAACCATTCGGGTGTTTTTCGAACGATTTTCAAATTTAGCAACTTTGGTCGAAAAGTTCCAACCAGTTGGAAATCGTTTGGAATTTAGCTATCAACCAGATTCGTTTTTCTATGCCGATTTCTTAGATACTGAAATCATTCCCAAAGGGATGTATGGATGGGAATTAGCGATTAAGCTAGACATGCAACCATTCCGCTATCAGAAGAACGTAGATCCTGTTGTCCTTACTGCATCCGGCACAATCAACAATCCTGGGACGATTTATTCTGAGCCAATCATCGAAATCGAGGGAGATGGTGATATCTCCCTTACGATTGGCCGTAAGACCATGTATCTTGCGATTAAGACCAAGGCTACGATTGACTGTAGGCAAGGCAAGCAGAACATCTGCAACGCAACCGGAGCAGTCCAGAACACCCTTCGTAAGCGTGGAGGGTTCTTGGAAATTCCGACTGGTAAGGCAGGTGTTTCGTTTACTGGAAATGTTCGTAAGATTACTATTCGACCGAATTGGAGGTATAAGATTTGATTTATTTAACAAATGGGAATATGCCTCTGAATGCTGCTTATGCGGATGAAATTGTTCAAGAGGATAATAGCACCTACCAATTGACCTTCCGATTTCCGACTTCGGATTCATTGTGGGAGAAGTTGAAGGAGGAAACGTTCCTAACGGCTGATGACCTTCACGGTGAACAGGATTTTGTCATTTTCGAGGTTGAGAAGAAGCATGGCTATATTCAGGTCTATGCTAACCAAGTATTCACTCTCTTAAATAACTATGTGGTCAGTTCGCTTGCTCTTGATAGAGCGACTGGTTCGACTGCTCTCAGTCGTTTTGCTGGTGCGATCACTCGTGATAATCCATTCTCATTCTTCTCTGATATTGAAGATAGACATACCTTCAATGTTGGATCTAAGAATGCCATGGAAGCATTCGCGAAAGACAAGCATTCCATCCTTGGCCAATGGGGTGGCGACCTTGTTCGTCATGGTTATCAGGTTCGATTACTCAAAAATGGCGGTTCAGAGAATGAATCGCTTTTTATGTACAAGAAAAACCTATCTAGTTATCAGCACAAGACCTCTACCAAGTCTTTAAAGACTCGAATCACCTTCAAGACTACTGTCAAAGGTGAGGGAGAGAAAGCGCCTGATCGCAAGTTTTCCGTGGTCGTGGATAGCCCACTCATTAATAAGTACAGTCAAATCTACGAAGATGTGATTGAGGTTAATGACGAGGACGTGAAAGACGAAGCAAGCTTACGAAAATATGGCGAACAGTATTTCAAGACATCGCTCTGTGACATGATGGAAGATAGCCTTGAGCTTGAAGTTGTCGGCCAGAGTGACGTGCCTGTCCAGATGTATGACATTGTGAGTCTGTTTCATGAGGTATACAATCTGGATGTGCGCAAGAAAATCACCAAGTACACCTATTCGCCAATGGCAAAGAAGCTGATTTCAATCGGCTTTGGCCAGTTTAAGTCAGGTCTTGCGAATGCAATTGGCAACGCAGTGAGTGATGCCGTCAAGGGTGAAGCGCAACAACTTCAAAATGATTTTGAAAGGCAGTTAGCCAGAGAACTCAAGAATGCGGATCTCGCTTTTGACAGGCAGAAAAAAGAGTTAGTCAATCAATTCACAGATGGTCTCAACGCTGCCAAAGCCAGAGCCGAAGAGGTCAAGAGAGAACTCTCTGACACTATTGACCAGCGATTCAGTAGTTTCAACAGTGGTCCTCTACAAGAGGTCAAGCGTAGAGCCGAGGAAGCATTGCGAAACGCTGGCGCCAGCAGCCTGCTTGCTCAGGAAGCGAAGCGGATTGGTCTGGACTCTATCGCTAAACTTGAAGAATTTAAGTCACAAGCTACGAGCGCTCAAACGGCTCTGTCGGGTGATTTGGACGCTCTGAAACGGACGGTCACAAGTGAGGTCAATCAAGCTTCAGAACATCGCAGAACGACCACAGAGGCTCTTAGTCGCATGACTGGACAGATGAATGGCTTTGCGACGAAATCAGAGGTTAGACAAGATGTAGTTGGTCTGACAGAGACATTTGCCAAGCTAAAAACGGATACGAATAATTTGATTTCTGGCGCTAAAAGTGAAATCACTCTAGCTAAAACAGAATTTCAGAAAACAGCTGATGGCCTATCTGCTAAAATGTCAGCAGTCGAGAGCTATGTTGGTCAAGATAGTCAGCGACAAGAAGCATTGAGAAGATACACTCGAGAAGAGAGCGCACGACAAGCGACAGCAGTCCGTGAGCTGGTCACAAGGGACTACGTTGGGAAAACGACTTATCAAGAGGATGTGAGAGGTCTAGAGCGTAGATTTAGCACGATTACCACTCAGACGAACAATGATATTGCTACAAAGATAGCTCAATACAAGCAGACAGTAGACGGCCAATTCGCAAATATCACATCTCAAATCGCTGGCAAAGCTAACTTGCTCGACTTTCAGCGAGTGCAAGAGACTAGCAAGCTCTATGAGCGTATTATCGGTCGTAGCGAGTCGGATATTGCTGATAAAGTCGCTCGTATGGCATTGACTAACCAGTTGTTTCAAGTTGAAATCGCTAAGAATGCTAGCGATGGTCAAAATTTGTTGAAAGGCTCAAAAAACTTTTCAGGCGATTGGAAAAATATGGCTGCTGGCTGGAAAAAACATTCAGACAAGTATCAAGGATGTGATGTCTTATTTAAAAATAATTCGTGGAATGGTGTTGGACAAGAGATTGATGCAAAAATTGGGGGAATCTATACATTCAGCTTGTGGATGAAGAGCGACTGGAAGAACGACACAGTAAATTTTTATGTTAATAAAAATGGCTCTGTTGATAAAGGGTGGGGCGTTCCATCTGAAACATCGGTCGCTATAACAAGCGAATGGAAACGTTACTCATTTACCTTCAAGATTACTGCAAACGGCTTCATCTTCCCTCGCGTAGAACGACTTAACCAAAACACAAATCTTTATGTTGCAGGACTTAAACTTGAAAAAGGCTCGTATGCAACACCTTACACCGAAGCTCCTGAAGACACGGATGAAGCAATCCGCACGGTTCAGAGTCAACTCGCTGGCTCGTGGGCAGTTCAGAACATCAATAGCGCAGGTTCAATCGTTTCTCAAATCAATGCAACGAACAATCAAATTTTGATTGAAGCTGAGAAAATCCGTTTGAAAGGTAAGACCTTACTTGATGAATTAACGGCCATTGATGGTTACTTCAAGCGCTTGTTTGTGGGTGAGGGTGAGTTTGCTAAGCTGAACGCTGAGATTATTGCTTCAAAGACCATCACAGCAGACAAGCTCGTGATGGACCAAGCAATGGCTCGGATGTTCGTTTCAAGCGATATCTTCACGGATACTCTTGCTGCTAAAGAAGCCTTCATCAACAAGCTTAGGTCTGTCGTAGTATCTGCAACCTTGCTTGAAGGTTACAAAGGGAAAATCGGTGGATTCCAGATTGGTACGCACGATAAGGACCCACATACTTATTGGTTAACTGGTCAAAATCAGTTTTATGTAGGAATGAGCAGCGGTGCTGGTAGCTGGGGCAAAACGGCTCTTTGGGTGAATTGGGGAACCACTTGGGAAAGTCCAGGAAAATATGCTTGGTTTGTTAAAGAATCAGGCGCAATGTATTGCTATAATACAGCTCATTTTTGGAACACTCCAGTCATTCACGGCGATTTACGAGTTACAGGCTATATTTACTACAACAATGAAAATTCAGGAAAATCTGGCTACTGGATTCACTCGTCTAAGTACTTAAATTTTGAGCCTTCGAATGACTATCTTTACCTCTATTACGCTGGTTCAAAATACGACTGGATCCCGATGAATAAAGAAATCTCAGACCGTCGTTACAAGCATAATATCGAAGCTAGTACAGTTTCAGGTCTCGATGTAGTCAAAAATTTGAAGACATACAGGTATCGCAAAGAATACGATGGAAGAATTGAGGACATTTCTTGCGGTATTATGGCGCAGGATGTCCAGAAGTACGCTCCTGAAGCGTTTTACGAGAATCCAGACGGCGCATACTCTTATCGAACGTTTGAACTTGTGCCTTATTTGATCAAGGCCATTCAAGAACTAAATCACAAAATAGAAAAATTGGAGAAAACAGCATGAACGAACAAGATAAACAAATCAGCACTTTAACAATTAAATCACTAAGCGAGCGAATCAGTAATGAAGCCACTCAATCAGCTACGCTAGAAGCACTCTACACAGTAACCGCTATGGAGCTCGAGCAGATGAAGCAAGTCATTGACTCTGACGAAAAACTCAAAGCAAAATTTGAAGAAGTGAAAGGACAAATGACAAATGGCAATTAACAATTATGAATTGGCAGGCAAGCCTTATACTCGTGGTTTGGGGGATAATCTCAAGACTGTGGTTGAAATTCGCTTGTCGGACGGTACTCGTTACAGTACGAACATGCGTGAGCTTGCAGGTGACCGAACGAATGATCAAGAGGACGTCTTGATTCAGGCCGTGCTGGATATTATCAAGGCTGAACTAGATCCAGGTTCAGCAATCGTGAAGGCGCAAGCTGAGATTAAACAAGCAGTACAGACTCTTGCGAAAACAAATACAGACTTGACTGCTAACATAGAGAACCTTGATAACGTCTCAGCAATTACTGAAGTTCTCATTGCTCTAGCAATTGGCCAGAATGGTGGCATGACCACGAACACTTATAGCAAGGTTGCTCAGTTCATCAAGCCACTTGTTAAGGACCGTCGCTACTCGAACGGTGATATCGTATCAATGCCTTACCCTTACGACACGAATCCGAAGTGGCCGAAGGAAACACCAACTATCTTGAAATTCCAGATGCAACCATCTGAGGGGTACACTTGGAAAGAACAGGCTCTTGCCGAAATGTTGCAGAAGGGCATTCTGACTGTGGTCATGCCACGTATTGAGTAAGAAAGGAGTGTGTATGCCGATTGAAGAAGCTGAAAAAATCGCTCAAAGTCAGGTAGCTTGGGCGATTTTGTTTATCTTACTTTTCTTTATTATCATTCAATATCTTATCAAGACTTCGGATAAGCGAGAGAAGAAGATTATGGATTTGCACGAGCAATCAAAGGCTGACTCTAACAGACGAGAAGAGCGTTTGATGACTCATCTTGAAAAAACCACTACAGAATTAACGACAATTACACATACGGTCGGTGACATTCAAAAAGAAATGGTCCGCATGAACGACCGCATGGACGAAATCGAAAAAGGAGAATAACACATGCAACAAATTACTGAAATCATCGTAGCATCAGCTACTGGAATCTTGACCATTTTGGCAGGAGTAGCAGTTAAATCTATCAAAGATTTTTTGATTAAGAAAGGCGGAGAGAAGACTATCAAGATTGTAGAAATCTTGGCCAAAAATGCTGTCAATGCCGTTGAGCAGGTCGCTTCTGAAACTGGCTATAAGGGCGAGGAGAAGCTGGAGCAGGCACGAACTAAAATTCGTGCAGAGCTAAGTAAGTACAACATCAGCATGACTGACAAGGATTTGAACACATTTGTCGAATCTGCAGTTAAGCAGATGAATGATGCGTGGAAAGGAGACGATGCAAATGTCTAAAAAACAAGATATGATTAACGACCTAATCGCTCATGCGGATGCAGGGGCCGGGGTAGACTACGATGGGATGTATGGCTACCAATGCGCCGATGTGACGTGCTACGGCATCTATAAATATTTCGGAATCCGCCTATGGGGTAACGCTATTGACTTGCTACGCTCTGCAGAAGCTGCAGGCTTGCAAGTCGTTTATGGTGCACAACATCCAAAGGCTGGGTGGTTCTTCGTTAAGAACTTCGTGGCGGGCGATGGAGTGAATTATGGTCACACTGGTCTTGTCTATGAAGACTCAGACGGTTCTACAATCAAGACGATTGAGCAGAATATTGACGGCAACTGGGACTATCTAGAAGTCGGCGGCCCTTGTCGCTACAACGAGCGCTCTGTTGATTCTATTGTGGGGTATATCGTGCCACCTGAAGAGGATGAATCAGGATGGAAGCATGATGATACTGGCTGGTGGTGGCGTCGCAAAGATGGCTCATATCCAACTGCTAAATTTGAGGCGGTAGATTGGAACTGGTTCTATTTCGACGAGAACGGCTATATGTATGCGAATCAATGGCTACATCACACAGACGGCTATTGGTACTGGTTCGACAAGGACGGGTACATGGCCAACACAGGCTGGAAAAAAATCAACGGCAAGTGGTACTACTTCAATGCAGACGGTGCCATGCAAACTGGATGGGTTAAATACTACGAAAAATGGTATTACCTCAATTCGGAAAATGGAGACATGGTATCAAACACATTTGTACCTTACAATGGCGGATACTACCTCATGCTTGAAGATGGTCGCTTGGCCGAAAAAGAAAGCTTTAACATTGAGCCAGATGGGCTCATCACTACAAAATAAATTTTAAATAAAGAAAGGAAAATTTCTAAAATATTGTTCGAATTGTAACCGCAGGCAATAGCTTGCGGTTTTTTTGTTTGCTCTTTTTTAAAAATCATGTTATAATGCATTCGAGTTGTATTTTAGTTCTTGATTAGTAAGAATAAGGTTCAACCGCACACAACCTCTTTAGGAGGTGGCGCCCGATTCGGGCGCATTTTTTTGTTTAGGAAAAATATTTTTAAAAAATTAAAAAAAGTTAAAGAAAAGTGTTGACAGTATATAACAAATGTTATATACTATACTTGTAAGATAAATAAAACAAAAAACGGAGGAACTTACAATGAAAAACGGACACATGATTCTTGGGCAACGCTGGACAAACGCGATTCGCAACGAAACTGGTACTTCATCAAAAATGTTTAATCTCTCTAAAAGATTATATGATTTCAAAGATAATAATTTAAGAGAAATTCACGAAGCGCTTTATGGTCTATTGCGTGCAGGATATGACATCAGCAATATGCGTGATGTGGAAGAACTTGCTAAATATGTTGACGTGAAGAAATCACACGGAAAATTGCTTGATGTTACAAGAGATGATATCGAATTATATCACAGACTTTTCGTAGCGAGATTTGGCAAATAACAATAAAAATACCCCCTCAAAAATGAGGGGGTTTGTAAGATAAAACGGCTGGCAGAGTAACCAGCCTTAGAAAGAGTATAACATGAAAGTAGATACAAAGCAAATCGAGTGGCTTTTGAAAAATGCCAGTGGTTATCAGATTTCAAAAATGAGCGGAGTTGCTCAACCAACAATTTCAGCTTTAATCAATAAAAAAAGAAGCATTGAGAATCTCACAATCGAGACTGGTCACAAATTAACTGAACTTGCGAACCAAATGCAGAAAACACCTTAAAAAGCCTATTTCAGGGCTTCTTTATTTTCTTGAAAGTACTTTCTAAAATAAAAAACTTTAAATTTCTTTGTATTTTCTATTGACAATATATAACAAATGTTATATACTATACTTGTAAGATAAATAAAACAAAAAAGAGGAAAACAAAGATGAAAAAAGTAGCTTATGACAAATCAGGAATCATGAAAGAAGCTTGGGAAATGTTTAACCGTAACTACCAAATCTGTGACTTTGAATATGCAGACTTTTCTGGTCGTGAATACTTCGAATATGCTTCATTTGCTGACTGCTTGAAAGAAGCTTGGGCACATGAAAAAGAAGTGGTTGAACGTGTTAACCAAAAATATGCTGACGCTGAAACATCTGAAGAAGTCAAAGCGTGGGACTGGGCCTGCAAGAAATTGGGTGTTGCGTTTGAAATGGACGCTTACACAAAAATAACAAATGTTGAAGGCATGGAAAAAGAAGCTTGGCCAGGAACTAGCGTGTGGTCACTAGCTATGCGTGCGGTAAAATTGCACATGGAAGTAGCAGCATAGAGAGCAAGATATGGTAAAAGATGATTTAACAAACCAACGTTTCGGTCGTCTGACCGTTCTTGGTGATGTTGGGAAAAGAACTAGCAGAGGGAGAGTTCTCTGGCATTGTCTTTGTGAATGCGGACGAGTTACTTTCGTTCAAGGAGACCACTTAAAAAAAGGGAGAATTAGATCTTGTGGTTGCTTGAATGATGAGAAGAAGCATGAGCGCTTCAAGGATTTGACGAATACTGAAACAGATAATTTCAAAATCATTGATAGAGCGCGCTCGAAAAATCAGCGCGTCTATTGGAATTGTATCTGCAAACATTGCGGAAATCACGTCGAATTACAAAGCAATCAGATTGCCAGGTATCTTAGTTGCGGTTGCAAGCATAATCGTAGTACGAAAGAGCGAATGGCTGAAATCAGCGATCCTGAATCGTTAAAAACCAATAAGCCAACTGCAAAAAGTACGACTGGAGTGCGAGGGGTCTATTTCAACAAACGAAAAAATAGGTATCAAGTATTTATAAATGTTGATAAGAAGCCAAAGTATTTAGGTAGCACCTCATCACTTGAAGAGGCTGCGAAAATGCGCCATGAAGCTGAAATCGAATATGGATATAAACAAAAACAGTGATTTTTTTCACTGTTTTTTTCTTTTTTTTACGAATAGATAAGTAGGAGGAAGAAATATGAACATTTTGAAGATTGAACTTGCGAGCATAGAGCAAACAGATTTAGGTTTTGAGCATTGGGTAGATGTGACTTACACTGTCCCAATTTTGAAAAATGAGTACACGGTCAAGTTGTTGCTGCTCTTTGATTTTGAAATCGAAGATGACAAAGTGATTGAATATCTGGTCACTACCTGGAAGTATCGGGATCTCGTGCTGCATTCAGTAAGGATGTATGAGATGGAGAGAGAAATTGCATGACTGTGAAAATATTTTTTATGTATTTTACTCTAACTAATCATGATTGGGCGTTTGACGTCTACACCAGAATTGCACAAAACCAACAATGACAAGTCAGTAGCGCGCGCAACGATCGCTGTGAACCGTCGTTACAAAGACCAGAATGGGGAACGCGAAGCTGATTTTGTCAATCTTGTTCTTTGGGGAAAATTGGCTGAAACCTTGGCAAGCTACGCAACTAAAGGTAGTCTTATCTCTGTGGATGGAGAACTTCGTACCCGTCGCTTTGAGAAAAATGGCCAGATGAACTATGTGACTGAAGTTCTTGTGACAGGATTCCAACTTTTGGAAAGTCGTGCCCAACGAGCCATGCGTGAAAATAATGCCGGACAGGATTTGGCAGATTTGGTTTTGGAAGAGGAGGAATTGCCATTTTAAGTAGTGAAAAGTCTGAGTTGGTCTCAGGCTTTTTATCTTGAGAAAGTCAGACTTTTTTCTTGACTATTTCTGACCAAGTGATACAATAGAACTATGGATTAGCACTCGGGTATAAAGAGTGCTAACAATATCTATCTCATTATGGAGGAAAGCAAATGTTGAAACCATTAGGAGACCGTGTGGTCTTGAAAATCGAAGAAAAAGAACAAACTGTTGGTGGCTTTGTCCTTGCAGGCTCAGCCCAAGAAAAAACAAAAACAGCTCGTGTTGTAGCTACTGGACAAGGTGTTCGTACTTTGAATGGTGACTTGGTTGCTCCAAGCGTTAAGGCTGGAGACCGTGTCTTAGTTGAAGCCCACGCTGGTATTGATGTCAAAGATGGCGATGAAAAGTATATCATCGTAGGAGAAGCTAACATCTTGGCAATCATTGAAGAATAG